ATGACCTGAATTGGGCGGAGCGTCGGCAATTGTCGCGCATTTGCTCTAAACGGTTGACGGGCGATACTGTGGCGTTTCAACGCCAAAACGGCGTTGTATTGGATGTTGAAGTACAAAGGCGGCCGCCCTTGACAACGAAACAACCCGACGGGCCTAAATTGTTTACGTTTTTACGCCAAAGCAGCACGGCCCCGACGTTGCCCTGGCCGGGTGAATCGGCTACGCCTACTACCCCAGCTGCGGCCGAAGGCAAACCCGATATCACACTAGCCGACGCGTTCGTATTGGCGGCCGATATCCACCGACTGTTGGCGCTTTCGCCGTCGCTTGAGGGGAATAACCGCCGGCTAGCCCATTTGGCGTGCGCCTGGGCTATCCGCAAATTGGAATTGGACGCGCGCCAAATGGAGGCGAACCAATGAGCTGGTTGGACCTGCTGTACGGTTTCTTGGTCGGCGTCGGCGTAGTGCTAGGTTTTGCGTTTTTGACGTTTGCGATTTGCGACACAAAAAACGACCGCGACGCGGGGGTAAAACGATGAACACGCAGCAGTGGATAGTCGAAATGGAGGCGGTACGGGCCGAAACGTACCGGCTAGGCCAGGAAATAGCGTCCGAATGGACTACGCGGGCTAGCCACGCGGACCTATTTACTTTAGACGATGAAATGCAACGGTTAAAGCGGTTAGTGACGGCGTTGGCCCAACAGTTGCGCGCGCTTTTGTTTCAACCGTTGCTAGTGGAGAATGGCGGCGCAATCATGCGGCCCGAGGGGTCGAATGCGGACCTAACCAACCTAACGGCCGGGTTTCGCTTGCGTTACGCGCAGAAAACGGTAGTACCGAATGAACGCGCGTTGGTGGAGGCTTTGCTCGAATTCAACGGCGGCGATTTGGGGATTATTAGCACGGGTAGCCAGGGGGCGCTAGCGGCGACGCCCTGGAAGGTTGGTTTCATTCGGGAACGGGTCGACCCAAAACTGATTTTCCAACGCGACGTTACGCACGACCGGGACGGTAACCCAGTTGAACCGGCGGTCGAACCAATTTCCGAGTATCAAAAACAATTAGGCGCGAAGCGCCGGAAAGGCACTAACGATGAGTGATTTGAGTAGGTTTAGCCGGGGTCGTTTCTTGAAAGCCGGCGATGTTCCATCCGGAACCATTGTGGAAATGCGGGGGGGGCGGTCTGAAGAATTTGAGGACGGCGCAAAGGCTGTACTTGAAACGGACGTAGGGGATATCGTATTGAACAAAACCAACCTGCGGGCGGTCGAAGAAATTACGGGCCAGCTGACCGATTCCGACCGTTGGTACGGGTTCCAATGCGTCATTAGGGTTGAACGGGTAGCCTTTAGCGGTCGAATGGTGGATTCCATCCGTATCTACCCCGTGGAGTCCAGTCGGGCCGCCAGTGGCCCGCAAACGCGCCCTGCGCCCGCCGACCGCAACGCCCCCGAGCAGCGCCCCGCCAACGCCTTAAGGCCGCCAAACGCGCCTAGAGGCGGTCCGCTTAAGCCGGCTAGGGACGATCCGAGGCCGCAACGTACCCGACCGCTTCCGATGAACGATCCGCCAACGGGCGACGATATCCCCTTCTAGGCCATAAATGCATCCCCTAGCCGATTTGCTAAACCGCCTACGGCGGGCTACTGTCGCCACGCCCGCCCAGTATCAAGCGTTCGAGGCTGAGTACCTAGCGGCCGTGGTAGCCGCCCAGGATGATCAAAGCGGGCCAACTTCCCGGCTACGGTCGCTGTTGCCTGGAGCGCTTGACGCTTACCGCGCGCTCCCGTCAACGGCGCACGGGCCGCCGGCTATCGGCTACCCCATTAGCGACGAATTGGAAATAGCTCGATGGCCCGAGCGCCCGCCGATCATCAATGGCGTAATGCGCGCCGGCGAAGTCGGCCTACTGGTCGGGCCGCCTAAGACCAAAAAGACCTTCATCACGCTCGATTTGGCCAATAGCCTAGCGTCGGGTGGCAACTGGTTACGGGAGTTCACGTGTCCCAACCCGTCGCGGTGCTTAATCGTCGATTGCGAATGCGAACCGGGAGAAATTCATCGGCGACAAAACAAACTGCGCGCAGCTGCACAACGCACAAACCGCTACCGAGGGATCAATACCGACCTGATTTGTTACGCGGCGTTACGTGGTTTGCTTGGACAACGGGAAAGCGTCGACGCCCGCCTAGAGCGCCTCGAATGGACAATTTTGGACGCGCGGGCCGCCTTTGTTATCGTGGATACCGTTTCGGCGTTTCTACCCCTTGAAAACGAAAACGATAACGCCGAAGTATCCGCCATCATGGGGGGTATCCTCGATATTGCGACGCGTACGGAAGCGTCAATTCTGTTGGTTCACCATACCCCAAAGGGCGTAGCCGGCCGCGCAGCTGTTGACATGGCCGCCGGAGCTGGCGCCTGGACGCGGCGCGCCGATAGCGTCATTGCGCTAGGACTCGAGAAAAGCGGCGCCGTTGTAGCGTCGTTTCGCGCGCGTTCGATGCAAACCCCCGACCGCCACGTGATCGATTTCCCAGTCGATGACGGAGGCGTATTGCCAACGGCTAGCCTGTTCCTGGAAGCTGAGAATGACGAATAAAAAGCCCCCGCCGGCTAACGTGGCGCGCTAGGCCGACGGGGGATGAGCGAGAGCGCCGCTATGTTATCGCCGATGCCAGCTACCGTTTAGCCCAACGGTTGTCGGGACACGTCGCCGCCGGCATTTTGGCCTTGGTGGAAAGTTCCGATAGCGGGTTCCGACCACAACCGCACTTGCCGCAGTAGCCGACGGGTTCGCCTGGTTTGCGATGTGGACACGCTAGGCAAGCGTCCAGGCGCGCAACGTAGCGCCGCTTGCTGATTTTTGGCATGAAGGCCCACGACGCCAACGCGCGCAGGAAGCTCCAAACACGTTTCAAGGTTTGCATACCTAATCGGGGGTAAGCCTGGGCGGCAATTTGGCGCGCCGTTAGTTTGGGACGCTCAAGCGCGCGCGCGCGTTCCATATCGGCCGCCTGTTTCTGCTCGAGCGCCGCTAGACGCAATTTTATATCAGGCGGATACTCGTACGGTTTGATCTGTTGCCAATGCTCGCACGTTTGACATTTCGTTACGTCGTGGCCTATCGCGCATTCAGGGGTACGGTCTGCCCCGCGCATACGAAAATTGATACACGTACCGCGCAGTTCATTGTTACTCATGGCGTTAGAGTACCTGCGGTATTCCTAAACCCCTATTACACCACGTGCAATTAAACGGTGCGCCGTCGCATTGATTAGGGTCGGTTGCAAAATCAAAATCCCACAGCATAGCTGCTGGTTCAACTACGACGCCATATTGAATGAGTACTGCGGCCGTCGGGACAATCTTACCGCCAAGTTCGCAAGGCGCACCGGAACACCGGCAAAAATAGTTTCCGCTACCTGGTGGAATTTCTAATTCTTGCACGTTTGATTGAATCTCCCAACTAATAGACGCAATGTTCATGGCCGTTACGTAGCGCGCTTGCACAACTGCCCGACAATCGTCGATGTAATTTACCCGCCATTCGTCGGCGGGATAGCGGCCTTCACAACCGCAACCGCGTTCAGCGCACGACATGAGTTTTCCCGCGCATCCGGGAAAAAGCAATTCATAAAACGGTCCGCCAGCCCAAAAAACTGTATCCGTTAAAATTGTTATTTTGTAATCAGCGCCTAAAAAAGCCTGCAAAGCTTGCGCCATACTTTGTCCGCTTGCCGATTGCGTTATGATGTTGCAACGATGGCCCAAGGACGGAATGTTCGGGTCTTGGTCGCCGATCCCAATGATGTCGCCGGCGCTGGAAATGGTGAGCCATTGAAATACCGGAGGCGGGTCCCAACAACATACTCGCTCAATTTCGATTACGTCCGTCCAGCGTTGCTCATCGTAATACGGACTAGCTGGATCGTTGACGTTGTAAAACGCAAATTGGCCGCCCGTGATTTGGGTTTCGTATTGCGCCGGACACGTGCAAGGACTAACCACCGGGCAAGCTGTGGCGTTACAGTAACCGATGTAATTTGGTCCTCCAATTTCAGTCACACCGACGCTTGGAAAGTTGTTAGTGCATTGTGGAAACGGGTAGCCGGGGATGGGACACGTCCACCCGTTCCATTGAAATTCGTAGCCGTTGGTGGCGTCACCAAATAAACATAGGTAGGTAAGGGTTCCTGCATACGTTAACGCCGTATTTGGACAACTAGCGTATGCACTACTGCAACTAGGACCGGTTACGCATATTGGCGCGCCGCCTGCTTTTACGTCTACGTTAATGGTGTACTTGCACGACGGCGGCCCTATGTAGTTTTCGCATGGCGTAAAATAATAAACAAGGTCCCTAGGTCTTTCAGGTGGCGGATCGCAGGGATAAACGCACGTACCGCACGGCTCACGGCAACAAGCTAATTTAGGCATGGTCGCCCCGCGGTAGCCAGCGCGCTACTAATCGACCAACAACGCGCGCGATGCCTGTTTGGATAAGGATAATGACGACGCCGGCGCAGGATACGGCGATGAGCGCCCACACGAGCAGCTCCGCCCAAAACGGCGTCACGTCGCGCACGCCGGGTAGGTTGTAAATGATTTGAGCGGCGCTTTCGATGATGGACGATTGCTCCGCAATTCCTTCCTGCGCCGTTGTCGTAATGGCCGGCAAATTAGGTTGAGGTTTTTGCGATTCGTCGGCAATCCAAACAAACCGCCCGCGCGACGATGTGGCGTTCGCTACGATTTCGTTAGACGACCGCGCGATTACGCGTTCACTCGAGCAAGCCGACGCGGCCAGGACGACCGCGGCCGCCAGTGCGTACTTACTCGCCTGGCGCACATTCGACACCGTTAGCGCGGTCAAAAACATAGCGGAGGATGCTTCCTTGGTTAGTGGCGTTATCGAGTATCCCATGGCAAAGTACGACTCCTTGTACTGGTGTCAATACTGCGCCGGCCGGCAAATTGGCCACCAATGTTCCGTCGCCAAAATAGAGGCCGCCATGCTTCAATTCGTAGAGGTTCCACGCTACGAATTCCTTGGGAATGCTTGCGTCGACTTCTTGCGACACGTCATCGGATATGCGAGTGTTTGCCGCAAGCGTTAGCACTGGGTCGATTAGCTCTACTTTTTTGACCGTGTAAATCCATCGGTACGCGCCTGGAGCAGGTGTGCTAGCCACAATCTCCGCAAGTAGCTCAATAGGTCGCGTCCATTGGTCCGGAACGGCTAACGCCTGTTGCGCCCCAAAATACGCTTCCCGTTTGTTAGCGGTAAACGTCGCGCGCGCCTTGTCGGTACTGAACCGCTGTTCGTTTTCGATTGTTGCCGCCAGTTTGCCGTCCTGGCCAAATCCGAAAAATTGACGCGGATAGACGTAGCTCATGGGAACGTAGGCGACGGTGTAATAATTTCGGCAAATGAAGTTATATCCATAGTGTTAAAATCGGCTTTGTTGGCGAAAGGTTGCCACCAAAAAGCGGTTTGGAGCTGTTTGACTACCACGGGCGCCGCCGGCCATGGCGGCGACGCCGCAACGGATGTCAATAGCGGCCGGCCGTCCTGGGTCGGTAACGTCACCTGTTCCAAATGTCCGTTTTCGGTTGCCAAAAATCGCAACGTGAACGACCGCCATGGATCCTCGACTATTTGTTCATCCCAACCGACCAACGCTATTTGACCGATTGGATAGTTTAGAAATGTTTGGCTATTACGTTTGTTAAGGAAGGTTTGTAAACTTAGAACAGTTGCCACGTCAAAATTATCTTCGGTATATTTCAAAAACGTAGAATCAAAAAACCCCGTTAAAAACACGTCCGCGGCCCATTGTTTATATGTTTGCGGCGTTCCCCATACGTCCACTTTAGTTCCCGCTATTGCTGATGTGGGCGGCCACGATGCATCGAAATTCGCGGGAACCGTTGTCGGCGCCACGAACCGCGGCCATTCCTGCGAGTAGACGCGTTTCGACATGATCCAATACGGGCGCGTCGGGTTGTCGCTTGTGCCGGTTGAATCGCCCGTAACGTTTGCGGTGTAAAGCATTGACGTGTACGTGGCCGTCAATACGTAAATTTGCGTGTCCGACTGGTCGAGGCGGATGTTGGTACACACAAACCGCGCATCATCCGGATGGCGTTTGCGAAGTACGGGCTTGTTGACGAACGCTCCCGGCGCCAGCTGTTCAATTTGCTTTAGTGTGAGCGTCGTAGCGCCGTCATCTGTAACTACTTGGAATTCGTCAATGAGGGTTGAAACTGAACCCTTTTGGCGAGCGTCTAGTGACCGCTTCCGATGATTGACTTCTAGTATTGCCATTAGGGTTTGCCTCTACTGTTGCGGGCGATTTCCCGTAGGGTTTCAAGCGCTTCAGGCGGGAACACAAGCGGTACGCCGTGTTGCCCAGGGCCGCCGGTCATCGGCGTAATCGCGGCCATTTCGCGCAACGTTGCATCGGCTACCGGCGAATCGACGCGCTTTGGACCGCCTAGCCCGACTAGGCCAGCAGCGGCCCCGAGTAGGTCGCCCGCCATAAAACCCACTTCGTCATAGTAATCGCGCAGCATTCCAAATTGGTTTTCGAAATGTTCGAACAATCCGCCCCAGGTCGGGTTAGCTAAAAACTTGGCAGTGCTATCTAACGTTTTCGCAAAAAACAAGACCGCACTCTCATACGCCAATTCCATTCGGGACGCGTACGTTTCAAGCGTCAAATCCTCGCGGCCGAAAAATTCCTGTTTTTTCATTTCCGTTGCAGCTGCGCTAGGTCCGACCGCCTGGGCGACGCGCATTTCATGTTGGAGCTTTGCAATGCTGGTTTCCGCTGCGGCCGTTATGGCTTTGGCGTCGAAGTTGCGCGCCATATCGTTGACCTTTACCCCGTATTCGTAGAGCTTCTTTATGCCGCCGATCAGTGAATCTAGGCTCAAGTACCCGCTAGCAAGGCCGCCGAGGTACGCCGCCTGGGACCGCAAATGCCCGCCAAGCGCCTTTTCAAGGTTGCCGAGCGAACCCTGTAGGTTTCGCATCGTCGCCGTCGCCTGGCCGGCGTCCGCTTGAATTTTGACTGGTAACCGGATTTCCTTTGCGGTCGTCATTTGATCCCCTTCATAGAATTAGCAAATTGCGCTACCCGCGTCATGGCGTCGACCGTAGGCGCATCGAATAGCCATGGTGCGATTTCTTTCGGTTGCTTACGCGTTAGCGCAGCTGCAATTACCGCTAACAGAATTTCGACGCGTTCGGCGTGTACTGGCTTCTCGAGGATCCCCGCGTCGGCCCCCGAATCCACTAGGCGTTCACCGATTAGCCTAGCGATTCGGGAGCCGGCGTAGGGTTTGGCGCTTCCATCGCCAACCGTACGATTTCCTCGACTACGCGCGCCTCGACCGTTGTAGGGTCGACCGATGGCGCCAGGAGCGGCGTTCCGTCGCCGTCCCGGACAAGCCGAATCCATGAACGCTCGATAGGGATAGCGGCATCCGCTACCGATGGCCGTTTGACCTGTATTGGCCGGCCAAGCGTTTTCGATTCGACGGTACGCCATTGGGGTACGATTTCTGAAGGTTGGATCATGCGGCCATATTACGTATAGATTCCGCTTACCTGGAATTCGATTCGCACGGTATCAATTTCATCGCCGCGCATCGTATGGGTACATGATGTAACGATGCCCGAGGTGACGTACGACTGAGACGTACCGCCCGATTGCGTTCCCGAGTCCTCGATAGTCATAAACACCGGACTACCGCGTACAGTTTCGTTAAGGAACGCTTGAATGAGGCCCGTACGCTGAAAGTCTGTGCCATCGGCTGTAGCCGCCAAAGTAGCGGTTATGCGGCCGCTAAAACGCCCGCGGATAAACGTTTTATAGATATTGGTAAGGATTGTCGATTCGATGGCGGTTTGCTCCATCGCAAATTCGATATCCATAACGTGTAGCGCATTTGCTGGCGTTGCTGTCGCCGCTAGTTTGAGCGTTGCTTGGTTTCCGGGTTGGGGTGTGTATGCCATTTTTAGTTTCCTAAGTAAGCGTAAATAACACGAAGAATTCGACCGCCACGACGCGCGGAGCGTCGGTATCGTTTGGGGGGGGTTCTGGCGCTATGCCGATTTCGGATTTAGCCGTCAAACCAGCAAACTGGATAACCATTAGCGGAAAACCGCTAGGACTGTAATTGGTTAAGCCGTTTAGACTGGCTATTACCGAGTCGGCAATAGCGTAGGCGTCGGATAATTGGTCCGCCATGCACAAACACCGCACCGAGGCGCTATACCGTGGAGCTGCGGCTAGTAGCTGTAAGCGTTCCTCCCGGTCAATTTCAAAAACAATGGCTGGTAATTCTCCATCCGCCCTACGTAGATCGGGCGAGATACGCGTACTTACCAACGACGTAACGCCGGCGGTCGTCGACAATCGCGCGTATAAGATTTGCGCCAAGCTCATTTGGTAGCCCCCACGGCCGCGCGATTTGCGTTTTCGAGTAGGCCCGCGCGCAAATTGTCCCTAAATTCAATAAGGCCGCGCGTTTCTGCGTATCTTTGCGCCCGAGCGCGCACTAACTTGCCTGGGATAAGTTTACCGCTGCGAACGTGCCGAAAGCCTGGGTCGATGACGTTTGCAATAGCCGCTTTGGGATATTGTTTTCGGCGTAGGCCAGTCACGCCAACGGTTACCCCTTTTTTAGTGTCAAAAACGCGCGTTCGGATTGAACGTTTAATGGCGGCGCGATGGCTGTTTTTGGGTTTCGCGCGTTTGTAAATCGCCGTCTGCCATCCTTGCCGGTACACCTTTTGTACGCCGTTCATCGTCCGCGACATGGCGCGACGCTGCGCCGCCTGGAACCGCTTTGGATCGGCTAGCCGCGCTAGGTAGAGCCGCCAGCGCTCCGACGTTGCCGGGGACATGACAAGGCGTACGTTCATGCCGCTACCCATTCCTGGTTTGCTTCGTCCCACGTCCACGAGTCACCGGAAGGCGCCGGCACTGGGGATAGCCATTGGCATGTCGTTTCGTCTAATACCCACGACGGAAACGGTTTCGGCGGAATGAATGCATTTCGCTGCGCGTCGTAGGTGTATCCGATGCCGGCGTAATTTTTTCGCAGTGCTTTGCTTTGGTCCGCGCTCGGTTGCCCCGTTGCGTTGTCGTAGTGGACACCGCCTCGCGTGTTGTACGAGGTTTGCACCCACGACACGGCGTCGGGAAGCGTGTTGATACACGATTGTTCGGCCACGATAACTGTATCGATCTTGCCTGTCGTGTTTACTCGTGCAAAATGTGCCATAGGTTTGTTTCACAAGACCACAAAAGTTCCGGAGGATGTAAAGGTGTGGATCGTGTAGCCGCCGCTCGATGTGACCGTGCCGCCCGTCGCACGCTGGTCTCCGATATAGCGCACGATGACGATGCCAGAGCCGCCGGATTTTCCAGCGATAAATCCGACGAGACCACCGCCGCCACCGCCACCGCCTGTATTTGCAGAACCAGCCGTTCCTTCTGTTGTGGTTGCGAACGAGCCATTTCCGCCGCCGCCTGCGCCGCCAGTTCCCGCAGTGCCTTGTGATGGACTGCCGCCGCCACCGCCGCCTGCATAAGTCACGCTTGCGCCTGATATGCTGTTTGCCGTTCCAGCTCCTCCATTTCCTGCTACATTGCTCGCGGCATTTTGGCCAACTGCACTAGCTCCACCACCGCCGCCGCCTACTCTAAAACTGATGTTGTTTCCGGTTCCGCCGTTATTGCCTTGCGATGGGCTTGTGGCAGGCGTATTTCCATCGCCAGCACTGCCAAGCGCAGTATCACCGAAGCCACCGCCACCAGAACCACCTGCGGCTCCTGCTTCATTGCCGTTGCTGCCGCCGCCGCCACCCCCAGAAGATGTAATGGTAGCAAAAGCTGAGTTGCCTCCATTTGCTCCTTTTACATTAAATACTCCCGCTCCACTGCCACCTGCGCCGACAGTCACGGTGTACGAAGCTCCGCCTGAGAGCGTGAGTAGATCGCCGCCGACATTGGTGCGAAAGCCTCCCGCACCGCCACCGCCTGCGCGGTCCAAACCGCCTCCACCACCGCCCGCCACCACAAGAAAACTTACTTCAAGCGGAGGTAGGCTCACTTCTCCCACCTTGCAACGTAACCGCAGTTGCCGATGCTTATTTCGATCATCGGTAACTTCCATAATTTCATAATTGGTAATGACCGTTTGACTAGCGATAATGTCGTAGACCTGGACAACGTAGCCGACCAAAACGCCTGGATACCAGGGAATGACGATTTCGATATCGTCGATAGCTGCTTCGCCTCGATTAATTAGCGCATCCGAACGTTGGGACGTCCGCACGTGGCCGCGCAAATCTACTAGCGTTGCCTCAGTCGGCACGGCCGCTTGACCGGTTGCCGAAACGGTTAGCGTCCTACTACGTACGCGCATACGCGTACGCATGAGGCCCGAGCCGATCATAGGATGGCGCCCGTCCTCCAGCGCGCCGCCAAAATGTTGTAGCCGTCGCAGTCCGGCGGCGTTGGATCGTCGCCGCGGTACGCGTAGTAATACGCCAACCGAAGTTTTAACGCCTGTTGAATCGATACCGGGACGCTAGCGATTGGCAGTGAAGTCAAATACGCTAGCGTCCCGGGGAAGGCAATAGTTCCTAAATCGATTTCCTCCCGAGCATCGTAAATGCTGAAATACTCGAGGGTCCGAAACTTTGACGCCGTTAGGGTAACTGGTGAACCGTTGTCGGCGGTCCATGTAGCATTAGCGGTATTGACGGGGTACAAATCGAATCGGAAATAGCCATCGTCCGGTTTTAAATCGTAACGACGGCTAATCGAAACTATGCCAAGCCGCATGTGCGTAACCTGTTCCCATTCTTCCTGAACAACCGTTATTAGCGTAGTGATGTAAGCATCATCCTCCGCGTGAAATACGCGTAGGTGCGCTTTGGCATCGGCTAGGCTAAAAACGGACATGACTTAGCGACGGATCGACACCATGGCGTTTCGGTCGAGGATCTTTCCAACCATGCGCGTTTCGCTGAGGAACCGCACCTGGCCGTTAGCGGCCGCCGTGTACGGATCGCTAATCATTGGAACCGTATCGACGCGCACGATTCGGTAGCCGCGCTCGATGTTGCCAAAAACGCCGATTGGATCGCCGCTTGCTGGCGCAGCTGCGACGGGCCATGACGCCGTTACATAAACCGGGAATCCCATGAAGTTCACCGTTGATCGGTTTCCGTCCATTGGCCCTGAACCGTCGCGTGCAACGCTCGAGAGCTGGCCGCCGCCGAACGGGAACACATTTGTTGAGGATTGCGAAAGAATCGACGCCCAAACCGACGCGTTCAAGAGCCAGCACGCGTTACCAAGGTACTGCGGCCGTAGGCCCGTGCTGTAGGCGATTGTGGCGCCTTCCGCGACGGTAATTGTATTGCCGGCCAAATCTGCGTTCAAAGTGTTTCCCGCAGCGGCACCAAAGTCCCAAATCGACTGGCTAGCAATGCCGCTGTAAGCGTTCAAATTGCCAGTCAAGCTGGAGCCGTTCGTGCCGGCCAGGAACGCCAGTTCCCAGTTAGCGCCGTGGAGTTCTGCGTGTTCGCGGATGACTTCGCTACCGACGTCGAACGGCAAATCCCGCAGCGATTCGGTAGAAACTGTAGTCACTACGCCAAGCTTGGTAGGCGTAAAGTCGACAACGTTACCGACCGGATCCTTGTCTTGAAACGCGCCAGCTTCGGCAACGGCCGTAGTAAGCGCGGTCATATATGACGTCTGACGATAGAAACGCAAGGGCGCGCCGCTATTGACCGACGTAACCGTAGCCAATCGTGCTACAACCGCGTCGCGGTCCATGAGTTGCGTAAACGTTGGATCGGCTACAGTCGTCGTGCCGCCAAAAGTTGACGCCGCGGTCGCGCGAAGCTCGAGCTTACCGCCGTTCTTATAGCCGCTTGAGAAAAAGTCCCGCACTTCGGCGCGCAAATCGGTAGTAGCGGCGCCAGTCGTAGAGACGTGCGTAACGCCGCCAAGGTCAATCCGATCACGGACGCCGGCGGTACGGATTTCCCAGTCCAGGCCCTCGAGTTCCGCCAAACCGGCGTTTAACCGTTCTTCTGCGTTTTTCTCATGGCCTTTGGCCATAAGTGCCTCAAGTTCGTCGGCCTTTGCTTTACGTTCTGTGTAGAGTTTCGATAGTGGCTTCATTTGCAAACCTTTCGCAGCAGTAGCGACGCCTTTTGACGTTGCCGGGTTAGTGAAAATGAACGCGCGCTAACCCCTGCTGCGGAATAGGCGGCGCGTTCTACGATTGAGATTTCGCGTAAATCAATATCGCGGAGGATCCGTCGCCCTGGGGTCGACGTGTCATCCTGCCGAACAAAGAATCCAAACGACATTTGCCGCACCACGCCGGCGCGCACCAACGTCATGGCGTCGCGCGCCAGCTGCGTATCGGGGAGCGTCGCATCAAACGCCAACCCGTCATCGTCGCTACGCAAATTCAGCGTTCCCGACAACGTTGACGCCAGCGGCATTTTGGGGTCGTGTTGCCAAAATAGCGAAACGTCGGGGTCTTCGAGCGTCTTATCAAACGCACCTGGGGCGATACTTTCGACAACCGTTTCCCCCTTGTAATCCATTGGTAGGGAATCGGTGTTGTAGCGCGCAGCGTAACCGCGCAAACGTAACGCGTTCGTTTCCTTGTCGGAAGTGGCGTCGTCGATATCGAAATTTCTATATTCCATCATCGGTTAGGCCTTTGCCGGCATCCGCCGGCATAATGGGTACGTTTCCGTTGGCAATTTGCGGTAGCCCAAGCATCATCCGCGCGTCGTTTACGCTTACTGCGCCCGTTTCCGACAAATCCTTCAGCGCCGACGCGGTATCCCGCAGGTTTCCGCGCATAAGCGAGTAGTGATCAAATCGGAAATGCCGACCGCCCGCTAAAAGTTTGCCGTTCATAGCGTCGGCAAACCGCGCGCACCACGGCGCGACGGTCGTTTCGACGTATTGCCGCTGCATTTCAATTTGGCTTGTAAGCGCTCCGGCGTCGCCCTGGAAAAGCATTTGAGGCGGGATAGATAGGGCGCGGGCTACTTCCATGACTGCAAATCTCCGTTCATCCGTGAGGCCTTGTATCGCGCCCGCGCCGACCTGTTCGACTTTTACGCCTTCATCTAACACAAGCGGCCTAGCTGCGCCCTCCGGCGACATATGCTTCCGAGAATAGGCGTCGAGTAGGTCGGTTTTTGCGGTTTGCGACAACGTGCCAGGATGCGTAATGGAAATTTTGCCGACGCGGCCCGATGCCGCTATTGACGTCGCTACGCGTTCCTGCAAAACGGCTAGCGACATAGCCGGCGCGCATCGCACCAACGGGCTATCGCATAAATACGGGTTATTGAGGTTGCCCGGGCCGGACATAAGCACCACAATTTCGTACGGATCAATTTTGCGCCCGTCGAGTAACCAATTAGGTTCAACCTGGAACCCACTCCATACGGCCGTTACGCGGCCCGGCAACAACGGATAAAGCGCTATTGCATCGCCGCGCGGGGAACGCTGGATAAAAGAATACGCCGAACCACGCAAAATCGACGTAGATATCATCCATGCGCGCCATTGGCGGCCTGTTTGGTACGGATTAGCCTCCCGCCGCAACAAATCAAGCGCGGAATCGTCTAGCGGCGAGCTGTCGGTTTTATCGCGGTAAACGTTGACGTCCAGGCGCGCGACGTCCTCCGAAATGAGTTGAACCGCGCGGACAACGCTCGAAAGCGATTCCCGGGCGGCCATAGTATCGGAAAAAGTGCCGCCAATGTTACCAACGTAGGTCGTAGTGGCCGTGTTTGTGCCAAAAACGCCCGCAAGCCGCCCTAAAACGCCGTCGATAAATGGCATCGCGCCCAATATCGCAACGCCAAAATACGGTTTGTCAA